GACGCATTGGTTGAAGAAGTACTCGAACCGGCGCTAATTGACTGCGATGGCACCTTGGCAATGATTGGTACGCCAACAGCGGCGTGTAGTGGGTTCTTCTATGAAGCATCGACAGGACTTCGGCCCGGATTCAGTCAACATCACTGGACCATTCTCGATAACTCATACATCCCACACGCTGGAGAGTATCTCGACAAAAAGCGCGACTCCAAAGGGTGGGGAGATGACAATCCAGTATACCTCAGAGAGTGGTGCGGAAGGTGGGTTAGGTCAGACGATTCGCTTGTGTACCGATATCACTCCCACAACATTGTTGACGGACTCCCCGACGACTTTGATTTCGAATACATCCTTGGGGTCGACCTTGGATATCACGATGCGACTGCCTTCGTCGTTATGGCTTATAGTCGAGACCTACCGCATGTCTTCATCGTCGATTGCCAAAAGCAGTCTAAGATGCTGCCAACCGACATTGCAGAGCGAATCGGTGATCTTGCCGATGAATACGACTTTACCAAAATTGTCGCCGACACCGGTGGGTTGGGTAAGTCTATTGTTGAAGAGTTTAAAGTTCGCTATGGGCTTCCGATTTACCCGGCTGAAAAGTCTAAGAAAATGAGCTTTATTGAGATGATGAACGCGGACCTATCCGATGGCATTATCAAGGTAACACAAGGGTCTGACATTTTAGACGAGTGGCAGAATCTTCAATGGGATGAAGATCACCGCAAGGAAGATGGTCGCTTCGAAAACCACCTCGCCGATGCCGCGCTTTACGCTTGGCGAGAGTGCAGGCACTATAGATATGAGGCGCCAGTAGAAGCTCCTAAATACGGAACTCCAGAATACTGGGACATGATTGAAGAGCAGCACTGGGAAAGTACGGCGAAGAACTTAAACCGCAATGAATCAGATAGATGGTGGGCTGCGGGTACATCGATTGAGAGGCTACAATGAAGGGTGCAAGCGCATATTTACCGCAAAGATTTTGGTGGGATTCAGGCGAGGAAAAGCCACAGGATCTAATTTATTCGCTACTTAGCAACCTTGAAGATCGAATTGAGACACGAGCAGACCATGATGTTTTGCATCTGTCTCTTTTTGAGAACTACTATAATAACGCCCTAAACCCCATAGGGTACAAGACTGGGACGCTTTTCGACGATGAGCGCGTTACTTTCAATGTTATTGCATCTTGCTGCAATACGGTCACTGCTAAGATTAGCAAAACGAGACCACGGCCAATATTTCTCACCAGCGGTGGCGACTACTCAGTAAAAAAGAAAGCAAAACTCCTGACTAAGTTTGTTGATGGGATGTTTTATCAGATCGATCTCTACAATGTTATGCAGCGGGTGTTCCTTGATAGTTGCGTCTTCGGCACTGGAGTTCTTAAGGTATTTGTTGAGGATGATGAGGTTAAGGTAGAGCGCATCTTTCCCAGCGAACTTATCGTTGACGAATATGAGGCGAGATATGGGGAGCCTCGATCTATGTTTCAGCGTAAGGTTATGCCTCGTGAGGTAGTGGCGGGTCTATACCCATCACACCAGGCAGAGATTGCAGCGGCGGCGCCGTGTGACCCGGAAGATCGAAGTTACAATACTGGAGACATGATTGAGGTTATTGAAGCCTGGCATATACCTTCTGCAAAGGGTGTGGACGATGGGCGTCATGTTATATGTATTGACGGAGCAACTCTTTTCGATGAAAAGTATGAGAAGAGTTATTTTCCTTTTGTTACGCTTCGCTGGTCGCGCCGTATGCTGGGTTATTACGGGCAGGGTCTTGCGGAGCAGCTTCGGGGCATTCAAGCGGAGATTAACCAGCTACTTCTCAACATCCAGGAGCAAATGAATCTAGCGACACCAAAGGTCTTTTTGGAGCGCGGTTCACAGGTTGCTAAAGAGCAAATTAACAATCAGACTTGGGGGATTGTTGAGTACGAAGGTCAGCCGCCACGTTTTTTCGTGCCGCAAACCGTCGCCGGTGAAGTTTTTAGTCATCTCGATCGACTCTATAACCGAGCCTATGAAATTTCTGGAATTAGTCAGTTATCCGCAACAAGCCTCAAGCCAGCGGGCTTAGAGTCAGGTGTTGCTCTGCGTGAGTACAGCGACATTGAGACCGAGCGTTTTGTAATTGTCGGTCAGGCGTATGAGTCAGCATTCCTAGAGGTTGCGCGTCAGATGATCGACTTAGCCAAAGACGTATCTGAAGAAGGTAAGACTTACGAAGTTATTTCGTATGGCGACAAAGACATTGAGAAAATCAAATGGTCTGATATTAACCTGCGTGAAGACCAGTATCGGATGAAAGTTTATCCGGCGAGTCTCTTACCTACCACTCCAGCCGCACGCTTGCAGACTGTTATTGAAATGGCGCAGGCGGGCTTGATTGATAAAACAGAGACTCGCAGTCTTCTGGATTTTCCCGATATTGAGCAATTTAATAAACTAGCTACGGCGCCAATGGAAGAAGCAGAAATGCTTGTCGAAGAGATCTTGGAAAAGGGCAAGTACCACCCACCGGAGCCTTTTAGTAATCTGCAACTTCACCTACAGTATTTCCAGCGTGCATATATTGAGGCTAAGATTAACGGTGTCCCTGAAGACCGTTTAGATCTGATGCGGCGATACATGCAGGAGTGCTTCAAGCTGCTTCAGCCGCCAGCTCCATCTGTTGCTGCCATGCCAGGAGGACAACCCCAAGATGCTGGCGGTTCGCTACCTACCGAACTTACGCCTACGGCGACCCCGCCGAAGGATGCTATTGATGCGCTGGCAGAAGCAGAATTGCCAGCCCCACAAGTGACTGGTGCCGCGTTAGAAGGTGTGCCAGTCTAAGGAGAGAGTATGACTGAGGAAGGCGCAGTTGCAGAGGCAGAAGTTCAACCAATTCCTGATATGGGAGAATCTCCTGGAGGAGTTGATGGGGGAGCCTCTGAAGGAGACGGTGTTTCACATGAAACAACTGGAGCGGATGATAATAACGATGGAGTGGAGAGCAGCGATGCAGCAACTCCCCCGGAGCCAGCGCCCGACCCGTTCTCTCGAAGATTTGCCCAACTAGCTCGCGAGCAGAAGAAGTTGCGCCAAGAACGCGACGAGATGAAGCGTGTGCAACAAGAGCTAGATGCACGCAAAAGTACGGTCTCTAGCTACGATGACCTCCAGAAACTTGCACGTGAGAACCCTTACGAAGTAATGCAGAGATTAGGGGTAGATTACGAAGCCCTTAGCCGACAAGTCTTACAAGATGGCGAGATTACCCCCGAGCAGAAGATGGCGGGGGAGATGAAGCGCCTTCGAGACGAGATTAACTCGATGAAAGCTGAACGAGCGGAGCTTGTGAAGCAAGAAGAAGCGAAGAAGTATCAAGACACATATTCGACATTTGTTGACGAGATCAAAACTTTCGTGGAGAATACAAGTGAGTTCGACTTCGTTAAGGCCAACAATGCTTACCACGTCGTCGCTGAAGTGATGCAGGAACATTACAACAGCACGCAGGAAGTGATGAGCTACGACGATGCGGCTAAAATGGTTGAGGATTACTACGAGGCTGAAGCAGAAAAGTATCTCGCAGTTCCAAAACTAGAGCAGCGACTCAAAGAGCGTTACGCTCCAGCGAAAACAGAGCCCGAGGCGGGGCAAGCAAAAGAAGAAGCTCAGGCTTCTGAAAAAGCGCCACCCAAAACTTTAACAAATACCCAGGTGCAGCGTGCGCCAGGGGATAAGCCCAAGAAGCTTAGCAAGCAGCAGTCTATCGATTTGCTGGTTAATAAGTACGGGCAAAGTCTGTTTCGCCAGGGGTGAGAATAACTCGCTCCTGATAGGAGTTAGTTATGACAACAACTTTGTACGGAAATGGGTTAGACCTAGATACCGTTACCCAAGCACTTAAAGAACATTATAAGCCGCTGTCCGTTAAGAACATGGTTTATAAGGACAATCCTTTTCTCGCACTGGTCAACAAGTATGAGCGTTTTGGCGGTGAGAATATGCCGATTCCAACTCAGTTTGGAATTGCCAACCGACGCTCTGCAACCTTTACGACTGGGCAGCTTCTCGGAACTTCGACTAATCTCGCTCGTTTCGTGATCACCCGAGTTAAGGATTACTCTTTCGCTAGCATTACCGGCGAAACCATTAAGGCTACTGAAGGCAACGCTGATGCGTTTCTCAAGTATGCAACCATGGAAATTGATGGCGCTATTCAATCGCTTACTCGATCGATTGCTGTCGGCCTCTATGGGGATGGAACTGGTAAGCTTGGCGATATTAAGAGCGGCGGTCTTCCAGTTAACACTAACGGTACGGGTAGACTTTTGACGCTAGAGAACGCAGAGAGCGTCACCAACTTTGAAGTTGGAATGGTTTTGAAGTTTGTTCAAAGCGTGGCTCATGCTCCTCGTGCTGATACTTACACCATTACTGCTGTAGATCGTGATACCGGCATCCTCACGGGTACCATCGCGAGTTCTTCTGGTGCAGCCGCCGACACTGACTTCGTTGTTCAAGATGGTGACTATGTTGCTGCTGGCGGTGACGCTGACGGTAACAGAATGAAGATTTCAGGCCTTGAGGCTTGGATTCCAAGCGGTACACCAGCAAACCTTTTCGGCGTAACCCGAACCGCTGACCGTACTCGTCTTGCAGGTGTTCCTTTCAATGGTGCTTCAATGCCTATTGAAGAGGCACTTATTGGCGCTGCAAGTCGTCTTGCACGAGAAGGCGGCTCACCAACACACTGCTTCATGGATTACACTCAGTTCTCAAATCTTGAGAAGGCGCTAGGCTCTAAAGTCGTTTACGATAAGGTGAGCAGCGATGATGCTGATGTCGGTTTTCAGTCATTGACTATCATTGGACCAAAAGGACCAATTCAGATTGTTGCTGACCAGAACTGCACTCCAAACGTGGCATACATGCTTCAGATGGATACCTGGACCCTCAACAGCCTTGGATCTGCTCCGCATATCCTCGACCTTGACGGCAATCGTATGCTTCGCGAAGCTAACAACGACGCTTATGAAGTCCGAGTCGGTTTCTACGGAAACCTTAGCTGCAATGCACCAGGATACAACAGCCGCGTCGCTCTAGCATAAGGAGAGTGAAAGATGGCTAACAGAACTTTTTTTGGCGTACAGGCAGTCAACCGTGAGTTGAAAATTCTGTCTTTTGCCGCAAAAATTACAGGAACCGGTGCCACGGCAGCAGTGGCGCTGCATCAAGGAAACACGGACGAACCGCTTTCCGTTGGTGCAACTGCAACTGCCAACACCGGCGGGACAACTGTAACAATTACCCTTGGTGACGGCACAAATGTAGACAAGTATGAAGCGCTGTTAGGTGTTTTTTACACCGCCAAAAATGCGGCAGCTCCAACACATGTTGTCGGGGTAACTGATGCAGTGGCGTCTGGCACTGTGACACTTACTCTTAATGCAGGCCCTGCGCAGAATGATGAGTTCTACGTAACTCTTCTTCTGAAGAACACCAGCGTGGCACGCTGATGAAGGGCAAGGGCAAAGGTCTTGCGGTCATGATTCTGGAGAAAGCCAAAGGCAAAGATGCTGAAGGCTCTTCGGATGAAGATTATGATAAGGCCATGGAAGATGCGGGAAAGCGCATGATTGATGCGATTAAGGGTGAAGATGGAGGTGCGTTCATCGAAGCCCTAAATGACTATCAAGACATGCGTTAAGGAGGGGGCATGGCGACGTTCACCGAATCATCATTAAGAACTCGTGCGCGTCGCCGCGCCGACATGGTAAATAGTACCTTCGTAACAGACGAAGAGATAAGAGATTACTTGAACTCAAGCATCTCTGAGCTTCACGACTTTATGGTTAAAAGTTACGAGGACTATTTTGTGTCAACCAAAACCTACGCCGCTCCGTTGGCGGAGGCGGGTGAAAATCTGCCTACGTCGTCTGACAGCGGAGGTGAGTTTTATAAAGCCCTGGGTGTTGACTATGATTCCGGTGGAATCACTTCAACGCTCAGAGCTTACTCCTTTTCTGAACGCAACGTCTACAATACGCCCTATGCCGTAATCGATCGATTGGCGCAGCCAATGTATAAGATCGAGGGGACAAAAATTAAATTAATCCCCAATAATTCTCAATCTGGGACCATCACGTTGTTTTACGTGCCTGTGGCCACTCAGTTTGACGGCTCAGGAGTTACGTCAATTACAAACGTGATACCGGGGTATGATGAATATGTGGTTGTTGCGACTGCAATCCGCATGTTGATGAAAGAGGAGTCTGACATTTCTGCTCTTGAGCGTGAGCGTCAGCAACTTGCTAGTCGTATTATTCGGGCCATATCCCCGCGTGATGCTAGTGGATCATTCGCTATTCGCGATGTCCGCAAGGGTCGATACAGAGACGACTTTATTCTTCGCTACTAGGGGGTAAGCCATGGCGACATTTGTCAGCCAGTTTCATCTAAGCGAAGAGACAGA